AGAGTATCAAGCCATTATGCCGATGATCGAAAAAAACCCAGAATAGAGGCTGTGGATGATAACCTTATTTATTACTTTCGACTTTGCAAAGCTGGGTATGCAAGGTCCATCAGTGAAGCGGCGGAACTCGACGCGCGTTCGGTGATCCAGGCGCTTCACTACGAGTCGTTTATAGGCGACTTTGAACAAGCGTTTTTGGAGCTGAATAAATGACCACGGTAGCCGAACTATTTGTCAAACTCGGAATTCAAGGCACAGATAAAACACTCGGAGCACTTGGAAAAACCAAGTCATCGATCGGTGCAGTTGCCTCCCAAGCTCTTATTGCTAAGGCAGCCATTACGGGTGCCGCTTTTGCCTTAGAGCGTCTTTTTAAATCTTCTAGTTCTACCGGAGCAGATCTTTCTAACTTCAATGCAGCGTTCGGAATGAGCACGCAAAAGCTAGAGCAGTATCAATATGCCGCTAGGCAAGTAAACGTCTCTAACGACTCGGTTGCGAATTCCTTTAAGAACATACAAAAAGCAATTACGGACGTTAAGTTAGGGAAAGGTGCCCCTGAGGGCTTGGCACAGTTTTCTCAGTTAACCGGGATCACGGAGGCTGATTTTTTTGACGCTTCATTTTCTCCGGAGAAGCTTATTCAGGCAGCTCAAGAGTACGCGAAACTAGAAAAAGATATCGGTATTCGCAACGCCGTGCTTGGAAGCATGGGGTTCGACGAGGGCATGATCGCTGCGCTCTCGAAGCAAGCTTTCCAGCCTGATATTCTAGCACGCGCTCCTGTTCGGTCTGATCAAGATTTATCTGCCTTAAGTAAAACGCATGCCATGGCGGCCAACCTAGAGGACAAAATAGGACGTGCGGTTGAGAAATTAACGGTTCGTTATGGTGCAGATTTTCTGAATAATCTATCGCAAATAGTTGATAAAGTGTTTCAACTTACCGAGTCTTTAATAAAGCTAGCAGAGAAGATAAAAATCTTTGATCTTCTTGGAAAATCAATCGAGGGCTGGAAAGGTATATTTGACCTTACTAGTAAAGGCGTTGATTTTATGTCCGACTTGTTCGGAGATAACGAAAATAAATCCGAGAAACGAAAGGACCAGTTAAACAATTTTGTAGACGACAGTAAGAACGTTGCTGGTTACGTCGTTAAGGATTTAGGTAGCCAGGCGATGCGTGGTCTTAAATCTATGATTACGCCGCAAAATCCGCAACCCACGGATCTATCTAAGCTAAGTATGCCCGTTCCTAAGATTGCGAACCAAGTGGACGTAGCAGCTCCGCGCATGCCTGCAACTGCGGCAAGCCAAAACACGCAAAACGTAAACGTACAGCAGACGTTCAACTTTGAGAACAAAGGTGAGAACGCGCGCGAAGTTGGCAGCGAAACTAAACGAGCAATTCAAAACGCATTCCGGCAGATGCCTGCCCTAGGTCAAGGGAGTTAATTAAGATATGCCAAATTTATCAGCATTATCGAACATAACCACTTCGGCCACGGCTCTTTCTAACCTTGTCATGGTAAGCCCGAACAAGGTTTTAGGATACCAGCCGCAAAATCCTACGGCCGATTCTGATAAGCAACCACCTAAGACGTTCTTGTTTCACTACGAGGGCGAGCAGAACGTAACGGTAGAAAGCGACATCACGGATCACTACGTAGAGGATAATACGGCGCGAGAGGATCAAATCGGATTAAAGCCGGAAACTTATACAACGCGCGGATTTATTGGAGAACTCCATAACGTACCTCCAGAGTACCTAGATACGGTAAAATTCTTAGCCGATAAGCTTACTCCTATCGTTGGCTTTGCTCCGCAGCTTACGGCTACCGGGCAGCAGGTCTATAATAATGCCCTGAACCTTTACCAAGTTGGTTCTAACGCAGCAAACGCAAGAGTCTCAACCTGGACGTCGATTAGTAATGCGATTAATGATGAAGATCAGCAGAAAAAGAAAAAGATGCCTAAAATCCAAAACAAGCAGCAGGAAGCGTTTAACAAACTTTACGGCTATTGGGCATCGCGGACTTTATTTACGGTTCAAACGCCGTGGAACATTTTTCGCGATATGGCTATTATGCGTCTTCGCGCCATTCAAAGCGAAGAAACAAATGTTATCTCCGATTTTGAAATAACGTTTAAACGTATTCGTAAAGCTACGACAAACCTTACTAACCTTCAGGGAGCGTTTGATAAATTAAAGCAAGGTCAACTTGCTTCGCAATCAGCACCGCTCGTAAACACCGGAATATCTGCGGCTGGACCAGAATCAACAAACATGGGCAGTGCTATAGCAGGGATTGGAGGAGGATAACCAAAATGTTAAGAATTCAGCGCCTAACCGCCGATCCAAAGCAAACACAGACTGTAGTTGTTGAAGACGGTACGACGTTTTCCCTCGAAATTTATTATAGGCCAATCCAGCAGGGATGGTTTATCAACAGTCTTGTCTACGGTGACTTTATAATCAACGGCATGAGGATCGTAGTTACGCCAAACATGTTGCATCAGTTTAGGAATAAAATTCCGTTCGGGATTGCATGCCTGTCGGATCAAAACCGCGAGCCAAGTTTAATTGGTGATTTTGAAAGCGGAGCCGCTAAGCTATATCTTTTGAACCAAACAGAATGCGAAGAATTTTCGAGTTATTTATTTAATGGACAAATTTAATCGAAATTATGAATTGACTATTCGAACGCTTGACGATCAAAGCTTGGTCGTAACTCCGCCGTTTACGCTTGAGCTTGACATCACGCGCAATACTCTAACCTCTGCCAACGTATGCCAGCTCCGTATTTATAATTTAGGTTTACAAAACAGGAACCGACTAAGGTTTAATATCTCAAATAACCGTGGCAAGCGGATGCACGTAAGTCTTCGTGCTGGATATGGTAACGACTTGCGCGAGATCTTTACGGGAACCATTACCCAAGCATGGTCGGTTCGCGAGGGTGTAAACTTCATCACGCAGATTGAATGCTTTGACGGCGGCTTTGCCATGGCCAATGGAGAAACTAACCGCGAGTTTCCCGCGGGGACGCCATACAAGAAAGTAGTTAGCGACGTCATGAAAGACCTGCCCGACACTAAGCTTGGTAAAGTTGGCGACTATCCTGGCGTTACTCCTAAGCGAGAAGTTTACAGCGGCAACTCTGCTGAGATACTGCGCCGCATGACCAACAGCGGTTTCTTTATAGATAACATGCGTGCCTTTGCTCTAAACACGGATGAATATTATAAATACCCAGGACCAGTTCTAGAAATATCAGCAACGTCTGGAATTTTAGGCACTCCGGTACTCGAACAATCCACGGTTAAAATAGATATGATTTTTGAGCCGAGTTTAAACGTAGGTTCAATTGCTTATCTTAATTCAGTAACAGAGAACGCTTTTTCTGGTATCTATAAAGTAACTGCCGTTAAGCATAGAGGAATTATTTCTGAGTCTGTTTCTGGGACTTTGATAACATCGGCAGAGTTTTTCTATAACAAAATTCTACGTGAAGCTCGGTAGGAATTTATATGGCTATTCAGCAAAACCTATTTCCTCAAGATCCAGAACTTGCTGACTTGCTCGATCAGTTTAAGAAGTCGTTGCTACTTGATTTTAATTGTCATCATATTGCTACAGTTCAAGAGTTCGACTCCACGACGCAGACAGCACGCGCTACCGTAAATTATAAGAAAACTTTTTTCGATATTACGGACGTAGGTTTAGTAAAGCCTAGGCTCGTTGACTATGCTCCTATCGTAGAAGCTCCTGTTGTTGTACTTTCTGGCGGCGACTACGCAATGACAATGCCCATTAAGGCAGGTGACGAATGCCTTGTCCTGTTTAACGACCGTGACTTCGGGAATTGGTACGCAGGATCTTCTTCAAGCGCTGTTCCTACTCCACGGCTTCATGCCTATACGGATGCGATAATCCTGGTTGGTCTTAGGTCCAAGCCTAAGATGATCGCAAACTATAATGCCAACGGCATCGAGCTAAGGAATAAAGATGGAACCCGCAAGGTTTTAATCGACGACGATAAGGTTGTAGCCCAGTTCAACGAGGATACGTCGATCACAGTTGATTCGGGTGGAGTCACAGTCAAATCGGCATCTAACGTTACTCTAGTTCTTGATCCAAGCGGTAAGCTTACGATTACGAACGCAAGCGGCGAGTTCATTGCATCGTTAATAGAAATGATTAAAACGGCCACAACTGCTACAATGCTAGGTAATCAGCCGTTAATTTTGAACCCATCATTTCTCGCAATAGTCGAGAGTTTTAAGTCGTGAGGTTTTATTTTCTATGGCCTTAAATAACGGAACAGCCGATGCTCTAGCAGCCGCAATCGTAACAGCCCTTGGCCTTACAGGTGATCAAGCAACGCAAGCAACAGCACATTGGCAGAACGTTACGCGCACGCTTTACTCTTCGTTGAAGACGGACGCTGTTGTTACGATACCGAGCTCTGCGATAGCCACTAGTGGAAGCGCAACGAACCAGGTAGGTCCACCGGCTCCAGTTAATTTAAGTTTAAGTTAAGAGAGATTAAAGACGATGATTATTAGAAACCTAGATGGAAACCACGACTGGACTTTCGGTAAAGGTCGAAACGACTATAAGCGCAATATTCCAGCCGTTGCTTTAAATATCGAAACAAGGCTCCTAGAGTTTCTCGGAGATTGCTTTTTCGACATGGGTAAAGGCATCGACTGGTTTAACCTACTCGGCTCTAAAGATCAGCCGTCGTTACAACTTGCGATATCATCGGTAATTCTTAATACGCAGGACGTAACTGGACTTTTAAACTTAAGCACGAACCTTAATCCCACGACGCGCGCCTTAACCGTAAGCTACGAGGTACAAACAGCCCTAGGAACGGCAGCAAGCACGTTTACTTTTGATTCAACGATAGGCGGATAAATAAACTATGCCAAATATATTAGATGAAAATGGACTAACCACGAAAACCGAAGCGGAGCTTCTTTCCTACTTTACGCAGAAGTACCAAGAGATTTACGGGACCGATATCAATCTGGAGTCAAACACGCCAGACGGTCAGATGATGAGGATTTTTATCCAGACTATTCTGGACATTCAAGATCTTTTGACACAGGTCTATAACTCGTTTGATCCTGACACCGCGATCGGAACCGTACTTGATCAGCGCGTTGCGATTAACGGCATTCAGCGCCAGGGCGGAACCTACACGATTACTAACATCACGATAGTTAATACCACGTCCATCAATCTTTACGGTCTTGATCAAGAAGATGAGGACGTTTACACGGTTGCTGATAATGAAGGAAATCGTTGGTTTCTAATGGAAACTCAATTAGGAATTACGGCCGGTTCACATGTTTATGCTTTCCGGGCAGAGTTCCCTGGTCAAGTGTTTACAATCCCGAACACGATTACTGTGCAAGATACAATCGTGCTCGGAGTTTCATCGGTTAATAACCCTACGACCTATACGACGCTTGGGGAAAACGAGGAAACCGATGCGGCTCTAAGGCTTCGCCGACAACGTTCCGTATCCCTAGCGTCACAAGGATATCTTCCTGGCCTACTTGCTGCGCTTGAAAATATTCCTGGCGTTACCTCTGCATTTGTTTACGAGAACAATACCGATTCAACCGATATTAACGGCGTCCCATCGCACTCAATTTGGGTAATCGTAGCTGGTAGCGGAGCAGACGAGGACATTGCGGAAGCAATCTACAAGAAGCGCAACGGTGGTTGCGGCATGTACGGCAGCGTGACTTATAATATCGTGCAAATAGATGGAACTCCGTTTACGGTGCGATGGGATATCGTCCAGTCAAGAACCCTGTTTATCAAGTTTACCGCCACGTCAATTGATGGCGTAATTCCGCCTGCTGTTGGACCGATCCGAACAGGATTGGATGAGGACTTCTTACCTGGCGTGAACGATAGCGTAAACATAAACGAGCTTTCAACCTTAGTTCAGGACATCGATCCAAACACGCTGGTTACAAATGCAGGCTTCTCTTTGGCGGAAACCCAGACACTTGACCTAGATGGAATTCCAGCAAGCGGGACGTTTAAGCTTAAATATGGATCTGAGGAAACCGGAACGCTGAACTGGAACGACTCGGCTGGTACAATTGAAACCGCAATCCAAGGATTAACCGGGCTTTCTAATACGACTGTTTCTGGTTCTCTTAGCGGCCAGCAATTAGTTTTTGACCTTAGCGGCGAAGCAGATGTTTCCTACCTGATTTACGTTGTGGATAACACCCTTGAAACCGCTGGAACTGATCCGATTGCTTTCGCCTATTCGATACCGCTTAGCAACGTGCTGCCTACGCCAACAAAGCGCGATCAGTTTATTGTTTCTGAGCCGAATATTATTATTTTAAACGTTGCTTTATCTCCATCAGCAACCTCTGTAGCTGTAACCCAGAACGTAAACTTCTCGGCTGCTGGCGGCTATGGCGAGTACGAATACTATTTAGATACTGATAACTCCGGCGCTTCGATTGATCCGGTAACAGGGGTTTACACCGCTGGTTCAACGCCAAGCGTAACGGACGTGGTCGGTGTAAGGGACGCCCTTGGCAATACGGCAACAGCTTCAGTCATGGTAGTAAATTAATGGCAGGTAAAGAAGAACTTATCGGCATTACGGTTAATGGAAAAGGTCTGGGTGATACCATCCAGTTTTCATCCATACCGGAAAATTATTTTCATGCCTATGGTAAAAAGCTGGTTGATGTTCAAAAGTCATGGATCTTTGATCATAATCCCTACGTAATCCGCGATGATTCGATTAAACCTGCTTACGTCCGGGAAATGTGGAACTTCAGCCCGCGTAAATATGATTGGCCTGTCCCCGACGAAGGACGCCCAAGGGTTTATCTATCTAACGCCGAACTGCACGCCATGGTTTGGGGTATTAAATATCCCGTGCTTAACCGACCGCGCCTTTACGTATTCGAGGAAGTTCCGTTTCATAAGCGAGAAAAAATCCTGCTTCACATGGACGGGCGTAGCCACGGAGAACTTCCTGACTGCGTGATTGATCATTTGATCAGAAAATATAAACCAACCGGGCAGCTTTACCATATCGGCCTTACCCAACGCGACTTAGGCATTCCCAAGATCGAAACACCAACCATTTGGGAACTGGTAAAAGTTATCTCCGAGGCTCGCATGCTGATCGGATCAGATTCAGGTCCGAGCTGGATTGCCGCATGCTATCCTGATATAGTTATAAAAAAAGTACGGATACGACCGCGAAACGAACGACTAGAAACATGGACGCCTTTGTCTGTGGATAACATTCACGCACACTGGGACGACCGAGCGTTTCAACTTTTTTGCGCTTCTGACCATGACGTGGGCGCTTACCAGTCGTATAGGAAAATGTGACGATGAGCACACTTGAATTCGTAAAATACTACGTCAATTTGTTGATCATCCAGTACGCTGGCAAGCCGAAGGCCGAAGGTACGGTTAAGACCAACATCACGCCCGTGCTCATGCCGCAAACGTCGGTTCAAAAAATCACGTTTTCCTCTGCGCCTAGCCAAGGATATTTCGTTCTCTCTTGGAACGGTGAGGATTCCTATCCGATAGCTTGGGACGATTCAGCGTCGGATATTCAAGCCAGCTTGCGCGTCATTACCGGACTTGAGCAAATTCTAGTAACTGGCGAAATCAGCGACCTGACTTTGGCGATTACCTTTGTTGGTGTGGATGAAGTTGCTGAACTTTTAGTCGTCGAAGACAATACGCTTGAAGTTTCTATAAGTATCAAAGAAACAGATTTAATCCTTCCGCTTGCGATCGAATCTGGATTTAACCTAACTGGCGATGAAACAGCAGTTGGAGCACAACTTGATATTCTCGGAAAATACGCCGGTGTAACCAGAGTAGGTCAAACTAATACAAGCTCTATTATTCTTGACGACGATGATTATCTGTCTTTAATCAAAATGAAAATTATTACGAACAGCTCTGGTTCAAGTCTTGCGACAATACAAGAACTAATCCACGGTTTTTTTGAAGGTAACATGCTCGTGTTCGATTACCAGAACATGAAGATGACCTACTTTGTATCCTATGGCGTTGGTTCGAGAGAATTGATCGACATGTTCTTGCTGCAAGGTCTACTCCCGAAACCAATGGGCGTACAGGTAAACGCCATTATTTATGCTCCTAGCGTTAATAATTTTTTTGGATTTAGAACCTACGAATTTCCTGCACCGCTTGAAGTTTCTCCGTTTAATACATACGCAGATTATCAGCTTGATTTTCCGTGGTTATCTTACGCGTACTCATTTTAAAGAAGGTTACGAGATATGGCCAAATTAGACAGAAAATTGATGAAACTCTTTGCATCGAATGCGGGACTAAATCAACGAGCCCAGATCGGTTCGCTTGCGGCAAACACGCCCACATTTACAACTGACATCGAAACCATGCAGTCACTTCAAGAATATCTTGACGGTTGGTTTTCGATTGTTATCGGTGCAAACTCGCCAGCGATCGAGGACATGAACTCGCTTCATTACCTCTTTGCATACCAACTTTGCTATTTGATGCAAGATGGTATTCCGGAATGGAACGACGAAACCGAATATTTTATTGGGAGCATCGCAAAGGATGCGAGCGGTAATATTTATCGTTCCTTACAGGATAATAATTTAAATAATCCATTAACAGATAACGCATATTGGACTTTAGCTGGAAGTACGAGCGTATTTGAAATTGACGTTTCAGATTCACCTTACGCAGTTTTATCTACTCAGCAACAATCAACTATAAACGTCGATACTGCCTCTGGAGCGGTATCAATTGAACTGCCGAACACTGTTGGAGCAGGTTTTAAATTTGTAGTTAAAGATGTTTCCATGTATGCTTCCGTAAATCCTATAACAATAATACCAGACGGTGCGCAAGAGATTGAAGGATTAAATGCGAACTACCTTTGTGAATCGGATGGTGGAGCGTGGGTTTTTCAGTTTGATGGAACTAACTGGTGGATTGTGGGGTAAACAATGTCAAAAAATTTAGTTAAAAAAATATTGAAAAACAACGCTTCGTGGACTGCTCCAGCAGGAGTTAATAATATTTCTATTTCGGTCATCGCTTGTAGGGGCATTACTGCCAGAGCTAGTGGTGGTTTTACATCAGCGATTACTGTAGATGGCAACGCTTTTAGTTGGGGTGCTGCATCTGATGGAAAATTAGGCAACGGCACGACAACTCCGAACCAGACGACTCCATCTCTTATACTCGGCGGTTATAAGTGGATTAATATTGGTGCAGGCGGTACTCACGCAGCAGGAATAACGTCAGATGGCGACGCCTACTGCTGGGGAGAAGCAACTAGCGGTCGTTTAGGAAACGGAACGACAACTCCTAGTCAAACCACGCCATCTCTCGTGCTCGGTGGTTACAAATGGTTAGGTATAAGTGCCGGGAGTTCCCATTCCGCAGGAATCATTTCTAATGGCGACGCCTATTGTTGGGGTGCTGCGACTGAAGGAAAATTAGGCAACGGCACGACGACACCTAATCAAACCACGCCATCGCTTGTGCTCGGAGGTCACAAATGGGTGTCGATTAGTGCGGGTGGTAGTTTTACATCAGCAATTACTATTGATGGCGACGCCTATTGTTGGGGAGCCGCAGCTAATGGACGTTTAGGAAACGGAACGACGACTCCTGATCAAACCACTCCATCTCTCGTGCTCGGTGGTCATAAATGGGTGTCGATTAGTGCAGGGAGTAGTTTTGCAGCAGGAATCATTTCCAATGGCGATGCTTATTGTTGGGGAACTGCGAATAATGGACAAATTGGCAACGGAACGACGACTCCTGATCAAAATACTCCATCCCTTGTGCTCGGAGGTTACAAGTGGATCGCAATCAGTGCAGGCGGTACTCACGCAGCAGGAATAACGTCAGATGGCGACGCCTACTGCTGGGGAGAAGCAACTAACGGTCGTTTAGGAAACGGCACGACAACTCCTGATCAAACTACGCCATCTCTCGTGCTCGGAGGTCATAAATGGGTGTCGATTAGTGCAGGTGATACGTTTACTCTAGGAATAACAGTCAATGGTGATGCTTACAGCTGGGGTCAATCAAGTACCGGACGTTTAGGAAATGGCACGACGACTCCCGATCAAACTACGCCATCGCTTGTGCTCGGAGGGTATCGGTGGACATCTGTTAATAGGACGACAGTTGTACAAAGAACGTTAAACGTAATTCCAGGTCAATCTTACGTCAGCAATACACTTCCCTGGAACGTTTGCTTTGGTCCATTTACAATGTATCAAGATAGTCCTGGTGGTTATTGGGTTGAACTTGAATTGGAGTACATGGCTTGATTGTTATAGTTGGCGGAAAAACTCACGAAATAAAGGATGAAGCGGTTCTTGATAATCGATTTGAGCTTGTTCCTTTTGGACCAGCTTTAGTTCGTCCAGATCATATTCCTTCGATTAGAACTGCTCGCGTAAATGCTGATGGAGTTCAGTTTAATTATTTGATTACTGCAACAGGCGGTGGACTTGGCGACACGATTTGTGCAGAACCAACCGTTCGTTATTTTATTCAAGAGTTTAAACGAAAGTATCCAGACGAAGTTAAAGTATCTGTTTTAACAAGGTTCCCTGAGATTTTTAGACATTTAAAAGATGATCTTGAAAATATATTTGAAGTCGGAAAATGTGAGCTGAATCATCGTGATTACAACGTGCTTGCTACAGCGGTGGGAGATAAAGACTTCCTTTGGGAGTTCTTGAACATGGGGTTCATGCACTGCCTCGATGCACCGAGCATGTGCTCTATGGGTAGGCAGTTACCGAAGGCGTTCCAGGAGTTAAAACTAGTTCCTAATGAGCAAGAGCAGAACTCTGTTTTAAATATTTTAAGTAACAACGGACATTTAAATTATCATTGGGTAGTGCTTCATCCTGGTCGCACGTGGCCTAGCCGAACTTTACCTGCGGATTATTGGAACGAAGTAATCAAAGGTTTAATCGCTAATGATATAAAACCGATCATTATCGGTGCTCAATGCGAAAACGGAAACTCAACGGTAGAAGTAAACGCAGAGGGTTGCATCGATCTTCGCAACCAGCTTTCTATGATGGAAACTGTTTTCTTGGTTCAAAACGCTAAGGTCGTAGTAACTAACGATTCAGCTCCGCTTCATATGGCGGCATCAGGCAAATCTTGGATTGGTTTTTTTGGAACGGCTAGGCATCCCGATTTTATAACTTACCAACGAGCTGGTATATTCGGTCATAAGATGAAGAATCTTGCTATATCGGGAATGTGGGACACGATGGACCTTCGTCCTGGTCTTAACGATCCGAGCAGATATGATAAGATAGATGAAGAAACTTTAAGATCATGGCTACCTCCAACTGCGGACGTAGTTAGTTGGATCAATGAGGTAATAGAACGATGAATCCTTTTTCAAAAGTAGCAACCGCCAATAATCCTGGACTATATCAAGCTGGTAATGCTCCCGGTAGTATTTCAGGAACACCAGTGCCGAGTGGGTTTATTGGTGAGGTGGTTTCCTTTACTAATAGAATAGTCGCGGCTATTACTACTAACTACGTTGCTAATGCCTCTGCTCTAACAACCTTACAACCAGGTACGTGGTTGGTGCTAGGAGAAATGGGCTCAGTGGCCGCAGCGTCTTTGACTTGGGTAGGAGCGGGAATTGCTACTAATAATGCCTCCAACACCACAGGATTTATCCACTCTGTAACTTGTTTTGTTGCAAATGCTTCTGTACCAGTCCAATCCCCGCTAATGGCTGCTATAGTGCGAGTCCCTGCCGGAACAACACAGGCACTGTATGCTAAAGCAAAAACGCTGGGTGCGAATACAAATATTACTGTTGGTGGAAATGCTGTGAGAATCGCCTAATGAAAGACTTCGCTCTAACAACATCTTTAGCAATCGTGGCGGTATTTACACCGATCCACGCTGTTTTGATTGTTGTTGGCGTGCTCATTTCAGTGGATTTCTTCACTGGTATTTTAAGATCTTTAAAGATTGGTAACGACATCACAAGTAAGGCTTTGAGCCGTACTGTAACCAAGATGCTTGCTTATCAGCTTGCCGTCATAACAGCATTTCTTCTTGAAAAATATCTTTTAGATAGTGCCATGCCAGCCGCCAAGATTGTTGCATCAGTCATCGGCATAACCGAATTCAAATCCATTTTAGAAAACACGGAAGTCATCACGGGCAAGCCCGTATTTAAAACAATTATCGATAAACTTAATTCTAAGGAGAGTGGGAAATGACAGAAGAAACCATGATCGACGAAACAATCCAAAAAGCTATCAACATACTGTGTGAAACCGTGGATGAAATGATTCCAGTTGTAACAGCATTGGCTAAGAAAGAATTTTTGACCGCCGGTGCAGCGACACTCTCTCTTTATAACAATGCGGCCGATCTCATGGCTTTTGACTACTTAGAATTGTCTGAGAGATGGAAGGCGACTGATGAGATTGACAGAGCTTTGATCAAGGATGCTTTTGCTGAAGGTTTCAAATTGCCAAAAGGTTCAGAGGTTTTAGAAGCCAAAATCGAGAAGGCTTTTGAGATTGCGATGCACGTTTACGGTGCAGCTAAAGCATCTTTGGAGCTTTCAAGGCTGTGAAAATAAAGTTTCCCATATTCACAGTAACGAAGCTGCCAAAAGAGTTTTGGCTTTATTTGGCGTTGCTCACAAAAAAGATATTCGATTTTGCGGAGAAGAAAAGAAATGAAAAACGATAAGAAAATGTATCCAGCTGATTGGTTTATCATCATATCAGCAAGTCTAATCATCATGCTCTTTGGGATATTTTTTGTGATGAAGGCCAAAGCTGAAGACTGTAAACCAGTTACTTGCCCATATGTCGAAACCACGAATTTGAATGGCGGGTATCTCAATGTTAGAACAGGTCCAGGTGTAACCCATTCGGTGATCAATGCGGTTAAGGAAGGGACAGTTCTTGAATCTCGCGGTGATAAACAGAATGGCTGGTTTCCTGTGAAATATGAGTCAAAAGATGCTTTTATCAGCGGAGATTTTGGGAAGTGTGTTGATAAGAAACCTTCTGAACCTGCACCTAAGAAGTACGCTTGGACAGTTCCTAGTTCTACTCGTGTTTGCCAAGCCTACGGTAACAAAATCCAGTATCAATCATGCGGATTTCACACAGGCGTTGATATCTGCGCCAACTCTGGAACTGACATTGTTGCGCTAGCTGCCGGAACAATTGTGCATGTTGGACCTCTTTGGCTTGATGGCGCTGGTCAAGGTCGTGGACCTTATTCTGTCGTTATAGATCATGGTAACGGCATGTATTCCACTTATGGTCATCAATCTAAAACGATCGTCAAAGTCGGTGATCAGGTTCAAGCTGGTCAAAAGATCAGCGAAATTGGTTCGCTTGGATACTCAAGCGGACCTCATCTTCATTTGGAAGTTTTGGAAAATACTAAATGGACAGGCAATTGGCGTGCTCCATTTGTGGATGCTTGCAGCAAGTATAAAAACCCTGTGAATTACAAATAGTTATTACTGGAGGTTACTAGAGAATGAAATTTATATACCTAATTGCATTTTACATCGCTTTACATTTCTTTTCATCCACAGCCTTTGCTCACAAAATCGGACCTCATCTCTTGGACTTCAACTTGAAGAATGACTACGAAGGTTTCGTTTCCAGAGTTAAGCCAAAGGTGATCAAAACCATCGACATGAACGCCGAGAAGGTGAACCGCTACTATTCACTTTCGCCTAAGTCTATTTTCGTGATTCGAAACCACGCCCTTTCTGAACAAAAGTCTGACATGACTCGCGATCCGATCGGGACTGGTTTACGTCATGCAAATGAGTGGATTTCAAAGTCAGGTCAATACCGCATACCAAAAAACCAAATGATCTTTTTAGGTATCAATGAACCAGCAATCTGGTCAGGTGATGCCTATGAGGACGCAACCATTAAATACACGGTAGCTTTCCTTGACCGTCTTCGAGAAGCTGGGCTTCGTGGCGGTGCTTTGAATCTCAATACTGGGCATCCAAGGGAATCAGGCAGACCTAGCTACGAATCCCTAAAGCCTATCCGCGATGCAATCATTCGTGGTGATCATGTTCTCATGATCCATGAGTATTGGGATAAACGCGGACCTGATGCACAATGGCCATGGAATACTGGACGCTTTACGCGCCTTGCAAAAGACTGGAATGTCAAAGTTATTGTCGGCGAGACCGGTATCGATGAAGTTGTTAACGGTGCGCCAAGGCATTCAGGCTGGCGTAATCACATTTCTGCTTCTGAGTATCGAAAACAGCTCATGCGATATTCCGAGCTCATCTCTCAGGATAAACGAATCATCGGAGCCGTGGTTTTTACAGCCGGTGGGAATAACGACTGGACTACATTTGAAACATGGGACGCCCTCAAAGATTTGGAAGTTAATAACGAATTTGGGGAACCAGACCTAGGAAACTCTGGACCAACTCCAGTTCCTACGCCTGCGCCAACACCGACACCAACTCCGACTAATCCCACAATGTCGTCTATTCCTGGCGCTCCTTGGACTAAGGTCACCGCTGCAAGTGTTTCGTCTGGTCAAAAATACTGGAAACTTGCAAAAGCTGAGTTTCTTGGCGAACAAGCAAGCCAAGGTAGGCATCATATTTTCTCAGGAAATGGAGTTACGTTAGTTGGAACTAATGCCAATGGTGCTGTGATTAAATCATCCGGCGATATCCCAATGTGGAGCCAAGATGAATACTGCGTAACTGCGGAAGGCCAGGGAGTAACAGCGAGTGATAAAGTTTGTGGGTTACGAATGGAACCCAAGAATCACCATGTAAGCTACCGACTATTTTTTGAAGTAGCGAACGGTGGAGGTGGAAATCCTAATCCCAATCCAAACCCAAATCCGACACCGAATCCAACTCCAGCGCCTAGCGGGCTTGCTCAAGCCTTGTTAAACGAGGCTCAGGCTAAGCAAGTGATTCAGTTCAATCCAAATGCAGCTTTGCAAAAAGCAATCTTTGCAGCCGGTTTTGTTCCGAATTCAGGTGAATTCAAGATCACGGTTTCTGGTCAGGTCTATGTTGCACAACGCGCTGAACATCTTGTTACTGGAGAGGTTCGCGTTTTTTACTGCCGTGATTTGGATTGGGGAAATGTGAGTTTTGTAAAGAGGTAAAAATGATTTTTGTATATGTCTATTTTCTTGTTGGATTGATCATCGGGATTTTCGGACTACTTCTTGAATCTGACGAAAGCCAATACTTTGATCTTATGGACTACATCGCGGTATTGTTTTTTGGAATTTTTCTCTGGCCTATTGTTCTAGTCGCAAGGTGGAAAAATGATGAAAGTTGAAGATACCCGAAAAAAAGAAAACCAGGATTTAATCGATCGGATGCGTAAAGGAGAATCACTCGCTCGTTGCCGTCCGCAAGATACATGGTTTCAGCCAAGGCCGATTATTAAAAAGGACTTGGAAGCGATGAAAAAGATGGAGCAAATGAATGAACATCCGAACCGATCAGCGCCTATTCATGGCGAACTATCGGCATGTTCTGAAAGTACTTAGAAGGCATAAGTACAACAGGACGCAGGCAGCAAGAGAGCTGGGAATATCGTACAGAGGTTTATTTTTCATCATAGCTGAAATGCGAGCTTGTGGTTTTAGAGTTCCGATAAACAAAAAATACCCGGTTAAAAAGAACCGAAGGAAACGAGAGAAAAAGAAAAAGATGCCTAACGTAACAGGAATAGACGTATCACGCTGGCAAGATAGCCCATCCACATCCAAAGACGATGTTGATTGGAAAAAGGTCGTTAATGATCCTTTGAAGCCGAGATTTGTCTATTTGCGTGGAACTATCGGTGCCGAGTCTCTTGATGTTCAGTATGAGAATTTTTATCCAAAGGCAAAAGAAGCTGGTCTACTTGTTGGAATGTATCATCTAATTTGGCCAGGCGATGGTTATAAGAACGAGATTCGTGACATTGTTGCACAGTGTAAAGCAAAAGCATTTGATCTGCCCGTTGCTTTAGACGTTGAGCAACGCCACAACATGAGCCCAGATGAATTGCTCGCATATCTAATGAACCTCTGTGATGGCCTGATGACTGAAGGTATCAAGCCTATCATCTATACCGCAAATTGGTTTTGGAAACCAAACGTAGCCAGGTCGAAATACTGGAAAGACTTTGACCTCTGGGTTGCAAGCTATACAGCCGCTCCGATCATGCCTCCAGACTTCGAGCGTTGGACAATTTGGCAAAAGACATCGATTTACAGGATTCAAGGCGTGACAGGAAATACAATTGACGTAAATGAATTCAATGGCGATGAAGTCGCTTTTGCATCCTGGCTTAACTCGTATCAAAAGAAAGGGCACCCATATGCGGATAATTCCGTTGGCGATCTGCTTGGCGGTTAGCCTGGCTTGTGGAAAAAAAGACAATGAGCCAAAGCCATCGGTGCTTACCTCAGGCTATGCCGAGCTTAAGGCAAAGGCTGATCTTTACTGCGAGCTTTCTTATCCAAGCTACCAGGAGCTACGTTACGTTCATTCCAAATGCGATGGTTCTGGTTTCACTTCACTTCATGCCGTTGCTTGCAACGCTGTTACTCCGATTGATTTAACGGTCTTTAGCGATGCAAAGGGAAAGCTTTTCAGAGATCCAAAGCATGAGTGTTTTGAAAAAGGAGAGTCGGCTGCTGAATCAAGCAAGGATATGGTTCTCATGAGAATGTTTGCTGCATACATTCAAAATGACAAGCCTTGGGTTGATAGTTTTCATGCGTTTGCATCTTCAAATAACTACGTCATTTGTGATGCCAAAGATGAAGCTACTAAGCTTAGTCGATGCGTCCTTTCTCCTGCTTTGATCAGCTTACTCAACGCAATGCAAAAGAAGATCAAAGGAGAAGATCCAGGTCAGCCTTTTGCTGAAACTAAAGAGGTTTCCGGAATCTTGGATAGCGTTATACCCCTGACTAAAGGATACCAAGCCCATTTAGAAGTCTTAAGAATTTGGTTATCAGGTCATGTGCATGGCGGGATTACTGACTATCAAAAAAAGATCCTAGAGCTTCAAGCAGATCGTCAACCAGACAATGCTTTGTTTCAGGCAGCCTATGCAACATACGACGATGGCAACATGTCGAACGTGATCGATAAGCTTAAGGGAATGACAGCCTATTTCCCTGATGATCGGTTGCCAACATCAAGCGAGTATTGCACTGGCTATCTATTCCAGAGGGATAAGTCAGCTAAGGATTGGGGACCATGCGATGAAAATCAGGTTCATTCGGGAACTGATTTTGCGTTTACGACTTTTTTGATTAGCGGTCTTGGAAATCGATAGGGATACCGATCCGTTCTGAAAGGCGTTTTATTTTCTTCGACCATATTTCTTCGAATAATTCATGCTTATCTTTAACTTTAACTGCTAATATTTGACCAAATAAAATCATTACGTCGATCATTTCTTCTATTAAATCATCTTCCGAAGCTTTGTTATCTTGCATGTGGCATATAGCTACGCCCAGCTCAAACAGTTCCTCTTTCAGCTTGTTTAATTGATTATCGAAGCCATAATGCTCTACTACTTTTTTAAAGAAATCATCTGTTGGATCAATCATTTTTTTCCTTTTTAAAGTGACACCGCATGAGACAATTCAAAACTGATGGGCCTTTTCTCGTCATGCCCAGGACTACTTGTCTCGCGACGTCACCTCGGACGTGGGTAGCTACTCCACTCTCGATTTTCTTTACGATCGAACGCCAGAGATTTTAAAACGAGACAATTCAAATCACTCATTAAACCATTCTGGCTTAGGAAACCTATCTGTAAACATGTAATCAATCACTTCGTCGAATTTAACATCTTCAGCTTCCGGCCAGTTTTTATAAATTTCATGCTCATTGTCAGCGTACGCAATAATAATAAAATAACCTGCCGTTATCCCCGAACACCAATACGGATGCTTAATTGGCCAATTGACTGGGCGATAATCCTCTGAAGATGTTTTAAATCTGGCTCGAATCACTCGTTATTTCTTTCCGGCTGTTCCTCTGCTGATCCGTTGCGCTTAATCTGGAAATCCCGAATCGCTTTTCCTGTCCACATATAAGCTTCTTCCAACTTAGTATAAACCAAGGATTGTGCTCGACCAGGAGCTAGCTGATCGACAAGCTTCTCAACCGCTTCGAAAGCTGCTTTAAGTTCTTGTTGCTCTTTCATTGCTTGTTCGTCGTATTTTATATAACTGAATCTCATACTTTCCTCCTGCATATTTTATGGTCTTTCTGAAACTGCTTCATTATAACTAACATCATGTCCAAGGATTGTGGCAGATCGATTGAAATCCTTCCATTACAACGCTTACAAACAAGACATCCATCTTTAAAATCATAGAACAAATATTTTTGTTTATTCTTTTCCAACATTCACGGCCTATAAATTATCAGCGAGCAGGTTTTCATGATTCAATATCCTCACTTGCTTGAATTCCAAAACTCACCTCTTCGCTATAATACCCATTCGAAGACCCATACCATCGAATATCTACATACCCTTTTTGGGTGGCTAATTTATAAAACGTCCATGTATAACTTTCGTCGCGATCGGGGAGTGCAGGATTATCAGGCTTCGAGACTTCTGCCATAAGAATTTGGGAGCCAATTAAATCACTGACATCACCCACAACGTCCTCAATTTCAACTTGTTCACAACAGTCGTCTTGATGCCACATTTGATAGGATTCGCCGTTATCGGCCTTAAACACGACTTTGCTAGAGCCTACTATCAGGCCATCAATTGCAATTAAGATTTTGCCTTTTAAATTAGAAAATGGGACTTCCTCACAGTTAAAAAAAATCATACTTCCTCACGGCCTATACATATTCTTGAAAATCTCTTTTTCTTCGTCGGTTAGCATGGAGATTGCGCGTTCGGCGACTGCATGAGATTTAAAGACAGGAGTCATACTACTATACGAATAGTGAACCTGAATCGTAAACATCTCATCATCGTAGTCGTAATCTATGCGGTGCTTTGAATCCTGAATCCCGTTACTATAATCCGGCACCCAATCCCCATTCAAATACTCAGCTAGCTTCCAAAGCTTATTGTAAAGCTTGAGGCGTTTCGCGTGGCGCTCGGCTTGTTCTTTGGTTTGGAAACAGTTACCGAATTGTATGGCAGCACTCGTATAATCATAGTCTCGGCTTGTTCGAAAACTAACATCGCCATAGTCATCTATCGTCCAATAGTTAGCATGAAGTTTGGGGACCCAAAGCGCGTCCTCTTTTTTCTCAAGAGATGCTTTCAACTCGTCTAGCTGTTTTTGCAGTTCTGCAATGCGTTTTAGTGCTTCGGTGTTATTCATTCTGGTCTTCTCCCGAGCGGATACTCAGCTTCACGGTACGCTTGTTCAATGTTATCCCTAATAGAAAAACTATTAATTTTAATATCGTGTTTTTCACACCCAAATACAGCTTGGCATTCATATGGTTTAACTTCATGAATTGAGCATTTATTATGCTCGTTTAAGAAAATACATTTTCCTTTTGTGGTTTGTTGATCAGGAGTTTTAATCACAAACCCATCTGGCTCGTTTATTTTTCGAGGTGTATAAACATATGGAGCCTCTCCAAATCCTGGAGCGCAGTGGTCCTTGATTAAAAATTTCTGTTTTAATTCTCCAACTGAAATACCAAGGTGTTGCGCTACATCGGATATTTGTTCTGGTAAAAACCATCCTGGAGTTCCGTATGCGCACAAGGATACACAATTAGCACACCAACAGCTTAGTGCTTCTTCGGTGTTGGTCATTCCCGCTCCAGTTCCGCTAGAGCGTTTGTCACATCTTCTTCCATACACTTTTTAAAAGCCATGGCGGTTTCAAAAGTCATTTCCAGATCATAAATTTCTTTGGATTTTTTTAAGGCTTCAGCAGCAGCAAGCAGCTTGTCATAAGTGTTAGCTGCCATGGCGATGAACGCGCAATCAGCGTTGCCAGCGGCGATACCATACCCCTTTCCGTTCTTTGTCCGAACCATCTTATTATGATCTGGACCAACAACCGACCACGGACCAGGCGTCCTCACCGCAGCAATCGCTTTGATTTTTTCGAGTTTCATTCCTCAACCTCAATCATACTGAAATTTTATATCTGTAGGCTTGTTAGCCTTAGATTTCTTAAAATATTCCCGAGAAAATCTTTCCATGTTCTTATGAGCTAACAATAAATTATGTTCAAAATCTTCCTCTTTGTCTGACATACCCTCTATATAACAAGCCAACTCGTTTAGAATCGTAAACAAGACAACGGGGACCGCATTAAAATCGGCGGAATTAGGGATTTCCTTAAATGCTTCCACCAAAGCCTGCCTATATTTTTCTGAAAGCAGAATATAAAACTCGTGTTCGGTCATTGGAAATCCTTTCATAATTTAAAAACGAGCAGTTTCGCGAGATGCTCAGCTCGAATAAATTCTCTTTTTTGATAAGCAATCGTCACAAACAATCATTTTGATGTCTCTCGATTTTCCGTAAGCATTTTTTTCTATTCCAAAACGTTTTGCACATTTTGGACACATACAGGTATATCCTGTATCTGGTTTTTTCTCAGTAAACTTTCCAAATACAAAATTTCTATGTGAGTTCGGATTTATTGGTTTCTTGCTTGATTTCCTTTGAGTAATTGTCATGATTTAAAAAACTCCGATGGTGATGCACCTCGTGCGATCTTTGCGTAAACTTGTTTGAGACTATTCAAATCTTCTTCTGTCGCCTCATGGGTTGGTTTCTTAAGAAAAGCTTTAATCATGTCTGTATCAACGCCGACTAGTCCAAAAGAATCAATCATGCGTAGTATCCGCTCTGCTGATGATGGATTACTTGACGGAACTGGTTTATCTAGATTTTTTGACTGTTGTTTTTCTTGTTTAGGTTTAAGATCTTCTGGCGTATCATTCTCTGGATCTTTTGCTTCGCTAGTTGGAATGCAGAAAACTTGTAGTAATGCGTATTTTTGCGCTACAGACATAGCCTTATTTGATGCTTTATCCCCCGAATCCATCCCTTCTCCGATGACGATCGACTTGAATGATGAGCCATCGTCACAAAAAAAGGTATATTCGATCTTAAGGATTCGATAGATTAAAATGCTTCCATTCTTAGTTGTACGTTCCTCTGTTCGATCTTCGAGAACATTAGGAACACAAAAAACGCCGTGCTTAGCCATGATTTTCTGTAACGCTGCATAAACATCATCGATACCCCGAAATGCGTAACCTTGCTGCGGATTTTTGCGATCTTTTGCAATAAAGTCCACCTCATTCATTATGGCCGAAATCGCCTTATAAATTTTAAAAGTCGAAGTTGTCATTGTCATAGTCGGTCTCCTCATTAGATGTATTTTTATTAATAACCCAAGATGGGATATCAAGTTCAGTGGGTACAGTCAGATACGCATATCTGACAAAATCTGAATTTTGTAATCCTAGATTAATTCGATTTAAAGCAGTTTCGAGCAGATCTCGACCGTAATGGATAGTATTCGCCCCAACTTTATACAATCTAATGCCGAACGGTGGTTTTTTCTCGACTGCAATGATTAAAAATTCGTGTGATAGTCCGGTTATCTCGAACATAAGGCGCGTGTAAAGAGTCGCTTGCAAAGTATAATGAACTAACGTCCGAGAAAATGCGTCGGGACGTGCGTCTTCAGTCGTTTTTAGATCGACGATCAACGCTGTACTTGCGTCGTAGGCATCAAGGCGTCCGTGACAAAGAATGCCATGATCAAGAGCGCGATACATACTGAGTTCTTTATGCGTCGATTTAGCAATAATACGACCTGCGATTGGATGAGCCAAAACTGCATCAGCGATACCTTTCGCCAAATCCCGCGTTTCCGCCTTAATTTCCTCTCTATTGCCCTTTTCTTTTTCCCAAGCCTCATAGACAGCTTTCCCGGCTTTCGTATTTCTGGCTGAACCTGGCGGCCGCACAGCGTATCTATCCGCATAGGCTTCAGGTTCGAGTACCATCGTATGAACTAAAGAACCTAAAAGCATCGATTCTGTCTGCCTTGTATCTGCCGCTAGCATGTGCTGATAACTTTGCAGTGCAGTTCGCGACAATTTTGTCGATCCGTATCCTGGTCCACTATGGTAGGCATTGGCATCGAGATTCGATAACAAGACACCTTTTGCTAGTTCATCCTGCTCAGATTCCAAATTTGATAATGTAAACTTCTTAGCATCTATGCTCTCGAAAGAACTCATTGATTAGCGTCTCCTGTTTACTGATCTAAAACATATACATGTATATATATATTCTGTAAATAGTTTTTTATAAAAACTTGATTATTCTTATTTTGGTAATAGAAACCCCCTTTAGCCAACAACAATGGATTAATGCTTTCTTAGCTTGTTAATCTCTTGTGTACTAATCTTTTGATTCGAAAACCTGTTAAGGTTTTTGAGAATCTCAGCTAGTTGAAAAACTCTTTTTTTGAGAGTTCGAACTACACTGCATGATACAGAGTTTCGTTATAGAAAATCGACCTACCTGGATATCAACAATCTCGTTAGAGCAACAAATATCCGTTTCATTCACTAGCTAGGTGAACGCCAAAGTTGGTAGCTAAGCGCAAGCAAACCTTTAAGCAGCGCCGCATCACAAATTCCATTTCGCGATGCTGGTAAATCTCTTTAGAATAACTTATCTCATTTTTTCGGTCAGCGAACGGCACAAGTATTACCCGAATGCAGGTTTTTTGCGCTCTTATCATGGCAAGATAGATACTTGCAGCATGGTCCTCGTTCACCATGTTCATCTCGCGGCATTCAACGCTAAGATGATTTCTGGCTTCATGGCTATTAGGGGACGAAGCTAGGTTTTGCATTATTAGATAAACTCCGGTTACAGTTCACAGTCCACCTTTCCTTGCGGTTTATGACTTCGCCGCAAGAATCTAAAGGCGAGGATTTTCGCCGATGAAAACTCCGTTTTAACAGAGAGTTTTTATTTGCTGTCCGTTTAGATATTTTCGCGATTGACAAAGAATTTGTTTAGTGGCAAATTTGATTTTGTCAATCGTTATCCTGAATAACTTAGTCGGTCAGTCAGGATAGTGCTGAGTCTTGAAAATACTAAACGGTGTTCTCAAGACTTTTTTTTGCCCTAAATCTGAACGATATAAAACAAAAATAAAATTTCCCTTAAAATTACATGACGATATGAATTTTAATTTGCTTTTTTTGATTTCAAGGTTCTAGTCCCTCGCTATCGCAATAATCTAAATAAAATTGCCAGTAAACCACGGGATCAACGTTTTCCAGGACGTCTGCCGGTTCGTATTCGCAAACGCCGAACTTAATCTTAGGATAAGCTTCATTTAAAAAATCATCAAACTGCTCTTTATGTTCCATATCCTTCCGCATTTTAAACCTCTTTTAAATATGTTGTGCTATAAATTTATTTAATTGATTTCGTGTCATGCGAACGCTTCGACCAAGTTCTATTTTGTAGACTTCATCGGTAAAATTAATGCTCTTATTTAAATCAGGCTTTTTAATACGAGTTATTTTTTTGACTTCGCTTAAAATAATCTCGTCTTTATAATAATGAAAAACTAAATAATCTATTTTTTCGCGTTCGAGAAACTCATAATATTTAGTCGTTGATCGGTACTCGTATTTTTTCTCGTTCTTAAGAATCTTATCGAAATAAACTTTCTTAAGACTAAGATAGCGAACGCTCATAGCTCGAACTCTCGTATTTAATTTTTTAAAATCTAAATCTAAAGTGACTATATATTAACTATTTAGAAAATATAACTAGTCGTAATGACTACGCTAATTTTTCCAGTTCTAAATATCTAATATTACTAGTTTAAATATATTAAATATAAATATCTAATATCATTATTAAAAATATATATTATATAAATATATATAATCATTAGAATATTATATAATAGTACGATATTACTAGACTTTTTAATATATATATATTATACTAAGATAGCGAAATTATTAGAAAAAACTTTTTTAATTAAATCTCTAAAGTTTTTTCTAAAAATGACGATAAGAGTATTATAAGTAACTACTAGAAAGGAAAAACTACTATGAAAACTCTCTTTATCGATCTCGAATCTAAATCGAATGAATTTTTAAACTCTTTAAAAGACGCGCTAGAAAATCATCTTTTCGAGATTTCACGAACGCAAAAATTAAGACGCGCTAATAAAGCCGAGATTAAATCAGTCATGAAAATTCTAATGAAAATCGATTTTAATCTAAAGAAAAAACGCGCCGCCTAAAAATTAGAGAGAGTTTAAACTCTCTCTTTTTTTGTGATTTCATCGACTAGGACTTTTAGAGTTTCATCGTTTTTAAATTTCTTTTTAATAATCTCTAAATTAAATCTAAAAAATCTTTTCGTATTTTCGTCTAAAGCAAACTCGTATAAGATCTTAGATAGATTGATTCTTAAGCATTTAATACAGTAACCGCATCCAGAATAGAGATTTAAAGAATTAAAATCATTTTTTATTCTCTCGTGCATCTGCTCGCGCCAGTTTATTTGCGTATAACAACTAGTCACCATGTTTAAAACATCTGGAAATCTCTCAATCATATCTTTCATGATCTCTTGTTCAGTGATATTCGGATAATCAATATGACGGTGAATCTTAATATTAATACCTAGATTTTCAAAATCTTTACGCTGCCATTCTATAACGCTATCTTCATCCGTAGGTAATCGATCGACGATATGTGTTAGGCCAAAATAAACATCCCCGATCGATTCAGAAATTAAAAATGGCAACGACGCAGCCAAGATTAACTGCTCTCGCATTCCTATATTATGACCAGTTCTATTCAACTTCATAGAGTAGGTAGAATTTATAATAAAGAGCGGTATTTTTAGTTTTAGGCAAATTTTCTTAATACTTTTTCGCTCGTAGTAGCATTCTGACTTATTGATACGATCTACATATATCGCTCGAATCTCTTCAATAGGATACGTTTCGATCATTCTCAGAAGACAATGAACGCTATCTTTACCGCCAGTGAGAAAGACGGCTTTATTTTTAGCCTCGTGAGAAACTTTGTCGTAGTGACTGCTATCGCTTTTAATTTCAGACATTATTGGATGTTTAGAATATTCTTTAAACGATTTTAGAGCTTCTGCTGATTCGCTTGATGATAGATGAATCGGAACATTCTTAGACGGCTTACAACTCAGAATATAACATTTAATCCAGTTACCGATTACATTGAGAACGGGAGCTGGAACGGCTTGCTGATATTCGAATGCGATATGAGAACCTAAATAATTGACATCTACTTTTGACATTTATTCGCCTATATATTGAAATCTAAACATTTTTACTTTGTGTCGAAAGCTCTCGTATTTTTTTCCAATCGTGCTTCCTACACTAATTTTTAATTTATTATCCACGCCAAGAAGTTTCCAATTAGTCTTGTCTTTAAGACGTGCTCGATAAAGTGGTATCGAACTAAAACTGGCTCGAACGGTAAAGCCGCGAGACTTCATAATCTTAGCTGTTGCGTTGATAAACTTTATTCCAAGTCCAAGACCAGCATAGTCGGGATGAATGACCACGCGGTTTGAATACATAATTTTAGGCATTTTCGGTAAGTAGGCGTTATAACAACCAAAGCCTATTTGCTTATCCTCAAAAAAAAGCCCAAAAAAATAGTTCTTGCCACCTGGTAAACGCTTACTTAAATAATGATACTTGCTAAAATATCCCCATGATCTTTTGTCGATTTCTTTGATGTAACAACAAAGCTGGTCGCTACGTTTGAACGTACCGACCATACTCCTGCGATCTATATATTGTTGTTCGTTAACGTCTATCATCCAATCTGGATTTAACCATTCAAAAACGTCATGATGACATGACAGAAGAATAATTTTTCTATTAGCTTTGCGAGCATATTTTTGAACGCAGTGACTCATTACCTTTGCAACGTTTCGATCAACGACGCTAGTCCACTCATCGATAACAATTATGGGTGCATTTGAAGCCATAGCTAAAGCCGCTTCTGCTCGCGCTTGCTGACCATTAGATAGATTACCAGCCGGTTTTATCCAGCACGGTACTGACGTCAGACCAATACCATTTAAAGCTTCTTGACACTGCTCGTAAGACCAGTCTGGCGGAAATTGATCAATAACCGCCTTGCTCTTATCAAGATAGGTTTTAAAAACATCGTTTCCAAAAATCTGCTTCGCTAGCGTCGTTTTACCGCTACCACTTGCACCATAGATTAAGCCAATATTGAATTCACTTTCAATATCAGCTGTAACTTTTAAATGATGGATAGATTTTTCTTTAATATCTATATCTAACGATTGAGCAGCTTTTGTGCATCTAAACGTATCAAAAACTTTTGACTGCAAATTGACTACATAAGTTTGCATTTAATGCCCCGTTGATTGAATTCTTCAAAGAGTTGCTCTTGTTGCAATTCATCTTTGCATTCAACCACAATTATAACTTCGTTAGGGACGTCATCATTTCCATCTGAATCGTCAACAGTTACAGATGCGTCAAATTCTTTAATAAATTTATCCATGTCGAGTTCATGAAAATTAAAGTTATCGTCCAAGTCTGTAAGATCAATATCAGATTCGGATATAAATTCGTAAAGACCCTCTTTTTCAACCTTTCCGTATGATGAAGCGAGAGCTAAAAGCTTTTTCTTTGCATGTTGGATTGAATCAGCATTAATAATCGAAACAGGTATCGGTTCGCAAGAATATCCCTCAGAAACCATCTTTTGAATAGTTCGTATACGTTGATGACCATTCAAAATATAGTTTTTACCTTCGTTAATCCAGACACTTACCGGCTCTGAAAACCCGTCTTTAAGAATCTGATTTTTTAACCTTTCGTAGTTTTTTTCCGAAAGGCTCTTTAAATTTCCTTGAAACGGAATTAAATCGTTAATAGCAATAGTAGACGCACCTTGACACTCGATTCTAATCCTTTTTTCCATGTTAAATTATCCCTTTACGATATGAAGTCCAGATTGTTTCAGAGATCCAAGATCTTTTGATGTTGGTTTAAAGTGCATAGCTGAAAATCGAATCCATTCTGATTTTTTTAAACCATATTTAGCGCAAACTTTCTCAATGATAGCGAGCTCTTCTGGTGTTACTAAAAAGTTAACAAGCTTGTTTTTTTTAATTTTTTGAATTTTCATATTTTATTCCTCATGTATTAAATATATTTTTAATATATAAAAAATATAAAAAATATAATATGTATTTTTAGAAGCCAAGCGCCTCGCGAATGACTTGACCCATCGTCTTTTTGGACTTCTTAGCACGATCTTTTAAAATCTTAGCTTGGTCTTTCGTCAACATGACTGGAAACTTCTTAGTCATTTTTGAATCATATTTTTGTTTCTGTCCCATAGTTTATTTTTCTCCTTTTATGTTGCCTATCTTTTAATTGTATAATATACATATATAACAAAATGATGTGCAATATAAATACTACATAACGAGAATGATATGCAATTTGATTACTATTCACTGGATCTTACCGTCGCAGATGAACCACTTCGAGTTAACTTTTATTTAGCTACAGAAGAAGTCCGCTGGGGAGCAGATCGTGATAGCGGACGCTATGTCACTCGCCAAAAGATTGTCGAAGTTCTTATTGAAGAAGCTTTCTTAGGTTACGAACTACGACGATGGGAACCGCTTACAAAATCAGAAAAATCTAATCTTAAAGATTTAATACTAAAACATGTAGGAGTACTCGCATGAACAAGGTTATTTTAGTTGGTGGTCTAGGTCGCGATCCAGAACTTCGATATACGCAAAGCGGTGTTGCGGTATCAAATTTTTCTTTAGCAACAGAACGGTATAATTCAAAAACTAAAGAGAGAGAAACGGTGTGGCATAACGTCACTCTCTGGGGAAAACCTGCTGAAACCTTATCAAAATATACGCAAAAAGGTTCGCGAATCGCTCTCGAAGGAGAACTAATCTATGAAAAATATACGACTAAAGAAGGTGTCGAAAAAGATAGAACTATAATACAGTGCTATAATAGTCCTGAAATCATATCTGGTTTTAAGAAGTCGGACGATGGCGCATCGATGAACGTTGATGATGTCATCGATGATGTGCCATTTTAATAAAGAAAGGTTCATAATATGATTACAGCTCTCTTTATATTTTTAGGCGTCTTAGTAGTTCTTCTATTCTTTGCCTGGATACTACAAGCATCTTGCACGACCGTACATCGAGAAGTTACAAGCGCCGACTGGGCAGTTGCCATGCGACAGCTTACAAAAATTGAAAAGAATTCTTTAAGCCAATCTTCAAAAATATAGACCATACCTATCTACAGAATTGCGCCAGTTTGGTATATAATAGTATTAGAAGAAAAACCCGGTTAAATTTTCCGGAAAAATATTCTATGCTTTTAATATGTCTAATGGACCATATAAAAACAAAGATCTAGTATTACCGCGTGGTCGCCCACCTGTGGATATCGATATTAAAAATCTCGATAAGCTTTGTGCAATTCACTGTACTACAAAAGAAATTGCCGACTTTTTTGGAGTTAGCCATGATTCTATCGAGAGATTCGTAAAGAAGAAATTCGGTATTACGTTCGAAGAATATCGAGACCAAAAATCTTCGAATGGTAAAATCAGTTTAAGACGAGCTCAGTACCGAGCAGCCATGGAAGGCAACGTCCAAATGCTTATCTGGTTAGGAGGCCAGTGGCTAGGACAATCGAATGTTCACAAAACTATGAATATGAACGTTAACGCTAACCTCCCGGGCGGTGGACATAATCAGTCTGAAAATAATCCACAAATTAAACCACCATCATTTGCCAAGATCGATGACGAGCGACTTGCAATAGCAGCACCAGAAACATTATTCATTATACCGTCAAATGGACGCGAACGTGAAGACGTTTATTCAGAAATCGTATATATTGAAGATAATAAAGATCTAGAAAATAACGAATAATAAAAGGCTCGTACCATATGAGTAAAATATGTATGCAAAGCTATTATATTTGGGACGAGTTTCTTCCACACGCTTTCTATAAACAGCTTGAAGATTCACTCCCACAGTTTTCTGAACTTCCTAGAGTATCAAACAGGTCGCATCGAGATATTTTTCATGGAGATCCACTTTACGAACAACTCCGAGAACAAGCTGGCGGTGCCTGGAAGCACCTAGAGGCAAGCCGTTTTTATAATCGTGAATTCTGGATTGACGTTCTCCTACGCTGCGGGTGCCATAGGTTTAGTAGTGTATATAAATCCGTTATCGACCTGCCTTTTATCGAAGGCGTATGCGAATCGCGCGACGGGGTTCACATTAATAAATATAAGGACGTGGACCAGTACATATATTCTCGGTTCGATATTGGTTACGGACTTGAAGGATATGGCCTTGTAAACGGCGGCAAAGGACCACACATCGACATGCGGCAGCGCGTCGTATCTTTGGTTATTTATTTTTCTGATCAAGATGATTTCGAGGGCGGCGAGTTCGAACGATGGGCGGGAGATCGAGAAGACGGACCAAGGTCGCTGGTCGAGCGCATACCGCTTAGAAAGAATACGGCCGTAGCAGTGGTTCAAGATCAGTTCGGCTGGCATGCGGTTAATCCGGTTCGCGAGTGTATTGCAGGGAAACCTAGGATAGCTATCTATTCGTCGCTGTCAGTATCATCACGCAAGCAGGTGCTTCATTAAGATTATCAAGCCACAACCTGGACCGCAGGAGGCTTTCTTATCGTCGAAGGCAGACATATGTATATATGGCGGTTCGGCTGGATCAGGTAAGTCGTTCTCACTACTCATGGACCCATTGCGTCACATGAATAACCGAAATTTTGGTGCGGTAATCTTCCGACGATCGTCAAAGCAAATTAGATCCGAAGGTGGTCTTTGGCACGAATCTGTAAAACTTTATACACAGCTTGGCGCTTATCCGAGAACTGGTCCACTTGATTGGAAGTTTCCAAGTGGAATGCGGGTTTCATTTTCTTACTTGGAATATGATTCATCAGTGCATAATTGGCACGGTTCTCAGATTGCGATGATCGGCTTCGACGAGCTTCAGTCGTTTACCCAATATCAATTCTTTTACATGCTTTCTCGTAACCGTTCTCCGTCTGGCGTTCCAGGCTACGTTCGTGCAACGTGTAACCCTGACTCTGATAGCTGGTTACGCAAATTTATTGCCTGGTGGATTAACGAAAAAACTGGTTTCCCAATTAAAGAACGCTCGGGCGTACTTCGTTGGTTTGTGCGCATTAGTGATGTGATTCACTGGGCAAATTCGCGGGAAGAGCTTTTAGAAAAATTCGGAGACGATTGTTTTCCTCTATCCGTAACTTTTATTTCAGCATCGATATACGATAACCAAGAACTATTAAAAATTGATCCGTCGTACATTGCCAAACTAAAAGCCATGGGAAACGTCGAACGTCAACGCTTGCTAGACGGAAACTGGAACATCCGAGCTACGGCTGGTACGATGTTCAGACGCGAATGGTTCCCAGTTATTGATGCAATACCTGCTGGTTTTGTATCTGCCATAAGATTCTGGGACCGAGCAGCAACTAAAGTATCGGAACTTAATAGAGATCCCGACTGGACACGGGGACTACTTCTCTACAAATATCCCGATAATACGTTCGTTGTGGCCGACTTAAGATCGCTTCGGGATTCTCCAGGACAAGTAGAAAATCTTATAAAAAATACAGCGTCGCACGATGGGGTTGGAGTGCGTATAATGGCTCAACAAGATCCAGGTTCAGCAGGAAAAGGCGAGGCGGAAGCTTTCACGAAAATGCTTATTGGCTACGACGTAAAAACTTCACCTTTTTCTAATAATAAATTGGTTCGTGCCAAGCCTGTATCAGCACAAGTTGAAGCTGGTAACATAAAAGTACTAAGAGCAGAATGGAATGATGAATTTTTCTCGGAGCTTGAAAATTTTCCTGACGGAGCACACGACGATATTGTGGATACCTTAAGCGGTGCGTTTAATGAATTAAGCATAGGGCTTTCAATTTTAGATATGTTGTAGGAAGTACATAAATGAGCAATCAAGAAGAATTAACAAAGGTAGAGAACGGTTTGTCCGACGCTCTTGGTCTTACGCAAGGCATAGGCGGAGGTATTAACCCGTGGGGTTTTCCATTTAATCAGGGCGTACCTGGAACGGCAACGGTCGAGAACGTAGGGACAATATTTAAAAACCTACGCTGGTATCTTATCTCCAACATGCGGCAAGTCCTGTCCCAGTCTTACGTTGAGATAGGGCTTATCCAAACGATATGCGACGTACCAGTAGATGACGCCCTGCGCGGCGGTGTTACGATAAAATCAAAGCAACTCGACGAAGATCAAATCCAAGATCTAAAGAACTCGATTGATCGCGATAACGACCTAGAAACCGTAGGACAAGCGGCAAAGTGGAACCGTCTTTACGGCGGCGGCGCGGTTCTGATTTTTACTGATCAAGATCCCGAAGAACCTATCGATATTGATGCTATTAACGAAAACTCGGAACTAGAATTTCGATCTGCTGATATGTGGGAAATTCTTTTTGATATTCAAAACACGGACGCCTACGATCCGTCGTCCATGAACTTCGACGCTGAATATTATAGTTACTACGGTCAAAAGATTCACAAGTCACGGGTTTTAATTTTAAAAGGCATTACAGCTCCTTCGTTCGTGCGTCCAAGGCTGCGGGGTTGGGGTTTTTCTGTAGTGGAAATTTTGGTGCGTTCTATAAACCAGTACCTAAAAGGTACTGATCTAGCTTTCGAGGTGCTCGACGAGTATAAGATCGACGTTTTTAAGATTAAAGGTCTTACGCAGGCTCTTATGTCGCCGAAGGGTGAGGAACAGATTCGTAAGCGTATCCAGCTTGCTAACATGCAAAAGAACTATCAGAACGCCCTATCGATGGACTCCGAGGACGACTGGGATCACAAGCAACTGTCGTTCCAGGGAATAGGCGAAGCTATGCTTCAGATTCGTATGCAGGTAGCTGCCGACATGCGAATGCCGATGACAAAACTGTTCGGCATATCTGCCGCAGGTTTTAACTCGGGCGAGGACGACATCGAAGTCTACAATGCTATGGTCGAAAGCCAGGTGCGCAGCAAGATTAAGTCCATCATCCTAAAGATGCTAGAGATCAAATGTCAGGCTCTGTTCAACTTTATTCCTGACGATCTTTCAATCGAGTTCGAACCGCTTCGCGTCATGTCGAGCGAACAGATGGAGAACATAAAAACTCAAGAGTTTAACCGTCTTCTTTCTGCGGCTCAGGGCGGATATATAACGCCAAAAGAGTTCCGCGAAGCTTGCAACAAAGCAAACCTATTTAAAACAAGCCTAGATATTGATGAAGATCTCACGGCTATGATACCAGGTATGGACCAGCCAGAAGGAACCGAAACCGACGAAGGCGACGTGCTGGAGAACTCAAACGAGTTCGATCGAGCCTCCTACGAAGCAGACGGTGGAGATCGTTGGATTGATTCACGTCGTCAATACTTTTTTGACCGAGCTAAGGCAAAGGACAAGGCACTTTGGGACCGAGCCGTTGAGGTGTCGAAAGCAATTTATAAAAAAGATCATTGGCCGTTTACGGTATGGAAATACCAGAAAATGGGAGGAAAGTTCCATTGAAAACCGTTTCTCTAGTCATTTTAACTTGGAACCGAATGCCGTCGGTTGCGAAGTCCGTTGCTTCTAACTTAAAAACCGCAGAATACCCGATCCACGAAATCGTGCATGTCGATAACGGATCAGAGGAAGGTTACTGTGACTGGTTTAAAAAAACGTTTAATCCTGCGGTTCAGGTGCGTCACGCTGAAAACAAGGGCGTCGCAGTAGGATATAACCGCGGCTTAGCTCTAGCCTCTGGCGACTACGTTGTGATTACGGGTTGCGACCGCATCATGCCGCAAGGTTGGCTAAAAACCTGGATGGAGCACTACGAAGCAATTCCTAATACTGGCACTATATGTTGCCTTTCAACTGTTCTAACCAAGGACGTTGCGGCTCCGTTTAAAGGAAGTCCACTTAAAGTAAACGGCAAGGAAATTATAGTTCAATACCCGATGGAGGCTAGAATATGCTCGAAAGAGTTTTTGTTCGGCGCTGGGTTCTTTCGCGAAGATTTTGGGCTTTACGGTTACGAAGACGCAGAATGGGCGAACCGGGCGGATCGTTACGCCAAGGAAAAAGGTCTTATCAACTACATGATCCCGGCTCTACAGCGCGCAGATTATTTGACGTGCGAAGATTTTGAGATTCAAGTCGACGGAAAGGACTACTGGCAACATAAACAGGACTTACATAAAGATCCACGCCGAAAAGAACTTTTTGTTTGGTGCCGCAACAACGGAAACCCTTACTACAACCCATATTCACAAGTAAATCCGAATCTATTAGGAAAGGTCAAAGCATGAATTTACAAGTATTTTGGTCGCCAGGTATGACGCTCGAAGGTTTATCGGATCAAGTCATCGAGAAGGCATTTCAGTTTTACAATCAAAATAAAACGGTCACAGCGCAGTCGTTAGGTATTACCGTTAGAACTTTAGAAAATCGTATGGAAAAATACGCGGCAAAAAAACAAGCTTTCGCAGACGCGGCAGCTAAGGAAAAAATTACGATGGAAGAATTCAGTCGCAGACAACGAGCGTTCGGTGGAGCAAAAGTTTGAAGGAAAAAATATTACCGCCTATTAAAGAAACCGCAGAAGATTATGACGACATTGAAAAAGTCATCCTAGATTTTTTTAAGTCTCAGCTTTTTGTGCCGCTCATGAAAATTGTCTATAAACCTACGACGGCACTACAAAACACAAAGTACGATCTCAGGCAAGCGATTCGTGCTGGTAGGATTTCGTTTCATCGTGGCGTGTTCAGCGGTAAGCTTTCGGCTACTACTTCCAAAGAACTACGATCCCTTGGAGCTAAGTTTGATCGGAAAACAGGGACTTATCATATCCACAAGTCAAAGCTTCCGGATGATATAACGAAAGAGATACAGGCCTCGGCAGATGCGTTTCAAAAAACTCTTAGCAAGATTGATGACAAGATCAATGATTTTCTACCGAAAGAATTTACCGGAAAAATAAGCGTCCGAAAGGCGTTCGATAAAGCATTGTGGAAAACAGATGACAAAATTGATAAAACCCTAAAAAAAATTGCTGTACTTCCGCAACTTACAGACGATCGAGCAAAAAGAATTTCTGAGGAATGGACGAATAATCTTGAACTTACGATTAAGAAGTTTCAAGATGAGGAAATTCCAAAACTTAGACAAAAAGTCATGGCCCACGCGTTAAAAGGCGGACGTTACGAAGATCTTGCAAAAATCTTTGAACGCGAATACCAAGTAACAGCGAACAAGGCACGATTCTGGGCTCGCCAAGAAACATCTCTACTCATGGCAAAGTACAAAGAAACTCGCTATCAAGAGGCGGGCGTTGACGAATATATTTGGGGTTGCGTGGTTGGTTCCCCAAACCATCCGGTAAGACCATCGCATAAAGCACTCGAAGGAAAACGCTTTCGGTTTTCTGATCCACCCATCACAACCGCACCGAGTGAACCAGCAAGAAGAAACAATCCAGGGCACGACTACAATTGCCGTTGTTTCGCCAAGCCTATTGTCAAGTTTAAATAATTCGTTTACCATACAAATATCAATTCAACATTGCGGGTAAAAGCGTTGCTCATACCAAACAGCAAAAGCAAAATTCTGTATGGACTCCACATGTACCCCGGAGTCGCAGAGTACAAAGAACCGGGTAAAGATCCGTTCCGCATCTTCTTAAACGAAGATACTATCCGCGCCATGGGACCTACCTTTGCTGGACGTCCTGTTTTTGTCCTTCATGCCGATGAGGTTGCGGAAGATGTTGATGAGTTAAAACAAGAAGCCGACGGCTGGGTCGTCGATTCATTCTATAACGAGGCCGACGGCAAACATTGGGTTAAGTTTCTTGTTTGCAGCAAAAAAGCTGAAGAAGCTATTGCAAAAGGCTATAGGCTTTCAAACGCGTACATTCCTAAAAGCTTTGGAAAGGGCGGCGAATGGAACGGCGTTTCTTATAATAAAGAAGTTCTAGCAGCCGAGTACGAACACTTGGCACTTGTTCCGAACCCACGATACGAAGAATCTATTGTGATGACACCGGAACAATTTAAAGACTATAATGACGAAAAGAAAATTGAATTGAAAAAACTTTCCAATCATAAGGATACCGCAATGAAGTTTAATTTCTTCAAACGTGAAAAAGTTAGTAACGAGTTAGACGCTGAAAGTACAATCGTCGTACTTCCAAAATCTAAGCGTGAAGTTTCGATCAGCGCCTTGATCAACGAAGCTGACGAGATGGAAGAAAAAAAGAAAGAGCCAGTTATGGCCAACGAAGATGCTATTGTTGATCTTGGCGAAGACAAAAAAATGACCGTCAAAGAACTCGTCGAAGCATACAACAACATGTGCAAAAACGAAGTCGTTGAGGAAGAGGAAGAAAAAGAAGAAGAAATCGAAAACGATGAATCTACAGAAGAAGACGAAGAAGCTAAGAAAAAAGCTTTGGAACTTGCCAAGCACGAAGAAGAAGAAATTGCAAAGAAAAAAGAGAACGCTAAGAAAAAAGCAGACGCAATACGAAATGCAAATAAAGTGCCTTTCGTTCCAGAAACTATAAATTTTGCTCCCGGTCAAGGAGTTGAAATAGGCAAACAACGATACGGTTCAAAGTAAAAAGGTAACCGTTAAACAATTTTCAGGAGATTAAAAAATGGCTTTAACACCAGGAACCGTGACAGTCGGCACCATCACAGAAAGCAGCGTACAGCTTTCTTCTACTGCTTTTTCAGGCGGTACAGGTCCTTATACATATCAATGGCATCGTTCAACAACCTCTGGGTTTTCTCCAAGCGTTGGAAACGCCATCGCTGGCGCAACATCCCTTGCTTTTGTTGATACTGGACTGATCCCAGGAACTCAGTACTATTACAAACTCGTTGGAACTGACAGCGCAACGTCTCCAGACGAAGGTGTTTCAACTCAAGCGTCTGCTTTAACTCTAGCTCCAACTCAAAACCCGAACCAGTTTGCTCAAGCTCCCTACATCGGGATGGTCGACCAGGCGTTCAACTTTAACACTCACCCTGTTATGGTTGACTCTACACAATCCGTTGCTCTTACTGCTGGTCAAGCTGTTAAAGCCGTTGACAGCGCAGGCGGCGTGCCAAAAGTTGTTGCAGCTTCCGCAGATACTGATGCAATCATCGGGTTCGTGAACTATAACTTCAAAAATCCTGCGTTTGCAGCCATGACTCCTGTCGAAATCAGCATGGACGGAAACGTGATTTGGCTTTACGCAACTGGCGCAATCGCTCGCTTCGGGAAAGTTGTTCTCGACGTAACCACAAAAGGAGGCGTCAAAGCAGCAACAGGGTCAACTGGTGATCGCCTTGTCGGTATTGCTTACGATAAGTCAATCGGTGCTGGTCAACTAATCCGCGTCTACGTTCAGTGCCTTGGCTCTGCGTTAGACAGCTAATTAAAAAAATTAAAGGGAGAATATAAAATGGCTTTAGTTTCAAAAATATTAAACAGCGCCGGAAAACCAATCGTGTTCACGGGACACGCTGAGAAAATTATCAACCACAACCAGTCGATTGCAAACTCACTCGGTTACGATATCGACATTACAACCTTGACAGCGATCATGCAGAAGGTCACCGAGCAAAAGTTTTTCCAAGTTGCTCCGGCTGATTACCTGCCGGTTCGCGTTGGTCAAGGATCTTGGTCACAGGTTTTAACGACCTACCGTTCCTTCACCATGGGCGGAGCGTTTGCCGAAGGTATCGTTAACACTGGCGGCCAAAATGCTCGCCTCGCTGTTGCCGACGGCGGTGTTGATGCAATCAACGTCAACGTCTACAACTGGGCAAAGTCAATCGGCTGGTCAATTATGGATCTTCAACAGGCCGCAAAAGCTGGTAACTGGGACTTGGTTACGACCAAGGAAAAAGCACGCAAAACTAACTGGGATCTTGGTATCCAAGAAACCGCGTTCCTTGGCGTCGCAGGCATGAACGGCTCTGGCGGTGCTTGCTTCGGCTTGTTGAACTTGCCAGGCGTAACCGTCAATACGACAGTTATCCAAAAGCCGATCAAAGATCTTACACCAGCCGAATTGAAAATATTCTGCGCTCAGGTGTACGAAGCTTATCGTGCAAACTGCCGCAGGACTGCCGTCCCAACGCACTTCATAATCCCAGAAAGCGACTACAACGGACTTGCAACGCAGGCGTCCGCTGACTTCCCGATCAAATCTGTTTTGGAAGTTCTGCGCGAAACTTTTGCTGCAACCACACAGAAAGCAGACTTCAAGATTCTTCCTCTGTCTTACGCAGACGCTGATTACCATATCAGTGCTCCTACGATCGACGGTAAGCAGGTTTACACCATGCTTAACTACGAAGAAGAATCATTGCGCATGGATATCCCAGTGGACTACACAAACACAATCGCAAACAGTTTAGATAGTTTCAGCTATCAGAATGTTGGATACGGTCAATTTACAGGCGTCGGCGCTTATCGTCCGCTTGAAATTCTCTACTTCCAATATAGCGTTGTTTAATAATAGCGTTCCCTAGTCGGTGGTTTAAATATTGCGGGTGTGGTTGGATTGTCTAACCCGCCCCTTTTTTTTAGGGTAAACGGATGGCGTATCTAAATCCAACGATTCAAGAGTTTAAAGATTACTTTACCCGCGATTGGCCGTACAACGCCGATCCAACCATAGGCGTGACCGACGGAGATATTAATAAGGCTTTCGGACAGACGAATATCAATATCAATCAAGGGATGTGGGAAACTCAAACAGATTACCAAATCGGCTATCTGCTCTTAGCGGCTCACTACTTGGTTATTGATCTACGCATGGCGTCGCAAGGCGTGCAAGGACAGTACGCTTGGATTGAATCAAGCAAGTCAGTCGGTAGCGTTTCGCAAGGGTTCTCAGTCCCGCAAACGATTCTCGATAATCCTTACCTCGCAATGCTCGCGCAAACTAACTACGGCGCCAAGTATCTACAACTTTTGATGCCGCAACTTGCAGGAAACGTGTTTATATCCTACGGGAGGACGCTGCCCTGATGGACGCCAAAGTCTCAACCGACGGTCTAACCAAGCTGATGAAGGCTTTAAAAAAGATGCCGACTATTAAGGTAGGCGTTCTAGGAGACGGCAATGCACGAAACGCGACGATCGGGGCAATACACGAATTCGGTGGTACAAAAATGCCACAACGGTCGTTTTTGCGTATTCCGATTAGTGAACATCTTGACGCAAGGTTACAGAAAGCAGGTCTGCTCGATAAAAAGGCGTTGGCCAAAATTATCCGCATCGGGAACATGGTTGAGCCGGCAAAGAAGATCGGAATTATCGCTGAAGGAATTGTTATCGAAGCGTTCGAGACTGGCGGATTTGGAGCCTGGAAACCGTCCGACATGAAGAACAAGAAGGTTCACATGACGTTAGTGGAAACCCAGCAGCTTCGTAATTCAATTACCTCTGAAGTGGAGATTAAAACGTGAGCGGCTGGATAAAGACCGGAAGTCAAACACCGTTGAACCAACAGCCGCAGGGAACGCTCCCAAACGTAGAAGCTGCGATGACTAACTGGTTTCAGCCGATTGTTTTTGGAATTGTAACCAAGACGGTCGAAGGCTTTCAGGTCGTTGAAAACATGGTCGAGATATCTTTCCGTGGAGTAATTCAGCCGCTCGACGGACGTAAGCTTGAGCTTAAGCCTGAAGGCCAGCGCCAATGGGATTGGCTCATGGTGCATTCGGATCCTTCGCTTAACTTAGAACTTGATTCGATACTCGAGTATTTAGGAACCCAGTATCGTGTGATGTCGAAAAAAGATTACAGCCAATATGGCTACGTCTATTATGAGATCGTAAACGACTATACAGGTTCAGGTCCGGAGGTCACTGCATAATATGCACGTTGCTCAAACAGCTACAGCCGTTGGTCCGAGAATATCTTGCTTCTTTGCTGGTAAAGCTGGGGTTCCTCCCTATGCATATTCTGTTCAGCCTGGCGGCGCCGGTGGAACGATTAATTCAACAACTGGACGGTATACAGCTCCGCTGGTCGCTCCCTCGAATAACCGGCTCCAGTTCGATACGATCCTAGTTGAAGGCTACGACGGAGAAACCGCAACAGCCACGATCATGGTAGGTACGCCACTATTGCTGTTCTGCGAAATCTTGCAACGAGAAATGAACCTCTCGAACGGACGTGTTTACCTTTGGGACCAAAAAATCAATCAGCCTATCGACAACGATCTGTTCATAGCCGTATCTGTACCGTCGGCTAGGCCGTTTGGGAACTCGAACCGATTTAACGGAGCAACCGCCGAGTCAGATCAATTCGTATCCATGCAGGCAACCGTGGACGTCGACTTAATTTCAAGAGGTCCCGCTGCACGCGACCGGAAGGAAGATCTTATCCTTGCACTCGATAGTGACTACGCACGGTATCAGCAGGATGCAAACTCGTTCTTTATTTCCAAGCTTGACTCTCGGTTTATTAACCTGTCCGAGATCGAAGGATCGGCTATTCCCTATCGCTATAGGATTACGGTTAAGCTACAATATGCGTATATCAAAGCTCGACCTACAGATTATATTAATACGTTTCAGCAACCGAACGTTGAAACAGATAGTTAAGGAGTATTTTAAATGGCTGAGTTATCCATTTCCAACGTTGTGAACGTTTCCGTATCGGCAACGCCGCTTGGACTAAGCGCATACAACACTTCAAACCTTGCTTTATTTACAGACGAGCAACCTTATCCGATCTTTGACGGCGGATACAAAATCTATAAAGAGCCTACTGAAGTTGGTGACGACTTCGGAACGGGGAGCGACACCTACAAGATGGCGCTTGCTGCTTTTGCGCAAACTCCAAACTTTCTAGCCGCCAACGGCTACTTGGTAATCATCCCGCTCGATCCATCTGAAACCCTGGTTGACGGCATTAACCGCACGTCGGACACGGTTCAGTATTTTGGCATCATGTCAAACTACATCGAAGGCGAAGCGGAAACCTTGGCAGCAGCGGCATTGGTTCAAACTCTGAACAAAATGGCTTTCTTCGTGCAGCGCAACACCGCTGAGCTTGCACCTACGACCGGTATTTTGACTCAGTTGAAGGATGGATCGTTCTGGAAGTCGCGCGGTCTTTACTACGGATCTGCTACCGACATCGGCGCTTTGCAGATGAAGGCGGCCTACGCCGGACGTGCTCTTAGCGTTATCTTCTCTGGTTCTAACACGACCATGACCATGCACTTGAAAGACTTAAACACAATCGTTCCTGATCCAAGCATGACGCAAACAATTTTGAACCAAGCACAAACTGCTGGCGCTGATTGTTACATCAGCATTCAGGGCGTTGCGAAAGTGTTCTGCTCCGGAGCAAACCGATTCTTTGACCAAGTTTACAACCTTCTTTGGTTCGTGGGCGCAATCGAGATCGCAGGGTTTAACTACCTGGCGCAAACGTCCACAAAAATTCCTCAAACCGAAAACGGAATGGACGGGCTTAAAGCTGCTTATCGTGCAGTTTGTCAGCAGGCTGTAACCAACGCCTACGCTGCGCCTGGCGTGTGGAATTCGCCAACCACTTTTGGTAGCCAAGCGGACTTGCTAGAAAACGTTGCGGCTTATGGCTTCTATGTTTACTCGCTCCCTATTTCTCAGCAATTGCAAGTAGACCGCGAAGATAGGAAAGCGCCGATCGTTCAGATCGCCCTCAAGGAAGCAGGCAGTATTCATAGCAGCACGGTCATCATCAACGTTAACGCATAACAGAAAGGAACTAAGATTATGCCAGCAGTAGCTTTATCCGGTAGCGATACCCTAAGCATAAACAACCATGTGTTCGCAGATTTTGCCGACGCAACCGTTGCGGAGTTAACTTTCCCCAACGAGATCGCCCAGGTAAAAACTGGTAAGAACGGAAACTCGATCTACGGTCTAAACGAAACCGGAAAGAACGCCGACCTAAAAATTCGCGTGCTCCGCGCTTCGAACGACGATCGTTTTCTAAACGCCCTCATGGCTCAGCAACAAAATAACTTTGCTGGGTTTCCCTTGCTGATTGGAGAATTCACCAAGAAGATCGGGGACGGTCAGGGTAACATAGCGTCCGATACCTATTTGGTTTCTGGCGGTATTTTCGTGAAACAGATCGAAGCAAAAACCAACGTCGTAGGCGAAACTGATCAGTCAGTCGCCGAGTACACGATTCGGTGGTCTAATGCTCCGAGAGCCATTACGTAATGAAGGGTGATCATGGATTTAGAACTGGAACATAAGCTGCCAAGCGGAGCGAAACTGAAAATTCAGATCGCTCCTTTTGCAGATGCAAAAAACCTATACCAAGCAATTCTACGTGAAGCGTACGGCGTTCAATTCTCGATGAAAGCAGAAATGACGTCGTTATTAAAAGATCTGTTTTGTGTAGGTTTCGCATCTCAGCATATAGAGGCTTGCCTTTGGGAGTGCTTCAAACGATGCACGATCGACGGTTTAAAAATCGATAAGGATACGTTCGAGCCCGTAGATCGACGCGATGACTATATGAAAGTTTGCATCGAAGTAGCAAAGGCGAACATCCTCCCTTTCGTGAAAAGCCTCTATGCAGAGTATCAAGCCATTATGCCGATGATCGAAAAAAACCCAGAATAGAGGCTGTGGATGATAACCTTATTTATTACTTCCGACTTTGCAAAGCTGGGTACGCAAGGTCCATCAGTGAAGCGGCGGAACTCGACGCGCGTTCGGTGATCCAGGCGCTTCACTACGAGTCGTTTATAAGCGACTTTGAACAAGCGTTTTTGGAGCTGAATAAATGACCACGGTAGCCGAACTATTTGTCAAACTAGGAATTCAGGGTACAGATAAAACACTCGGAGCACTTGGGAAAACCAAGGCGTCTATCGGTGCGGTTGCTTCACAAGCCTTGCTTGCTAAGGCGGCTATAACAGGTGCCGCTTTTGCCCTAGAACGTCTTTTT